TCATAACTGACGAAGGCCTTATTTTGTTAAGCGGGGTTCCTCCTTATTGGAAAGATAACAAAACAATAAGTTTCGAATACGATGCGCCACACGCTTTCCATGTAGAATATGGCACGCCTCCACATGCCGTTATGGCTTCGCGACTTCAGGGCTGGGTGCGGAGAAAGCTAAGAAAAAGAGGCAAAGCAGCGGTTAGGGCAAGTTACGCAATCGCGAACAAGATACGGATTCACGGCATAGACCCACATCCTTTTATTCGTCCAGCCCTGGAATCTGCTAAACAAAAATTTAAGTTTAAAGAGATAAGGATTGATATAAAGCAAAAGGTTTAAATACTTATAACTTCATAAAAAAGTTTTTGATGTAACAATGCCATTAATAATAGACCAAGGAAACGGAGATTTGAAAATATCTAAAACTTTTTTGACAACTATGGTTCTGTTATTAACACTCATCACTGCTGTGGCGTCTGTCGTGGCAACAGGAGCAGTCCTAAAAAATGATGTGGCGGATTTACAGAACGATTATGATGATGTTGATGCAAGGGTTAACGTGATAGAAAAAATGATTCCTGTTATTAACACGAAGCTTGATAATATCGGTAAGAGTCTTGATTCAATAAATGATAAGTTAGGATAAAAAAAAAAGAAAATGGAAGATTTACTAAATGTGATGTTGCTCAAATCTGATTCTGATAAGGCTGAGCAGTATCCTAAAGACGAAATAGTTAATGAAAGTGATAGGATAGCGAGGGCGTGGGGTAGTGTTGAGGTTAGTGATAAACAAAAAGAAACGGTCCCGATAAAAGGCGGGTTGGCGAGGTCTATGAATACTTGGATGAAGCGAGGAGCAGTCATGATGGATCAGCACTCAAACGTGCATATTGGTTCGGGATTGAATTGGAGACAAGCAAAACATCCAAAAACGGGGAAGCCAGGAGTTATTGTTGATTACAAAGTATTTGATGATTATTCTACAGATGATGAGGTATGGGAAGAAATTAAAAGCGGAAAAAGAAAAGGTTTGAGTATTGGGGGAAAAACTACTGAGAAGCCGAAGATAAAACTTGATTCTGAGACTGGTGAGGAAACTAAGGAGCTGACTGGTTTGATTGAGTTGCATGAGATAAGTCCTGTTGATGAGCCAGCAAATGAGTTTGCACAAAATATTGCGGTTAATTATATGGCTAAGGGAGTTAAGAAAGAGAGTTTTGAAGAAACACAAAAAAAGTTGGTTAAGGATTTGCGTAAAGGTTATGCTGTTAAGGACGCTAACAAAGTCTTTAAGGGCTTCAGTAATTTTGATGAGTGTGTTCAGGCGCAGATGGAAGAAAGAGGGCATAATAAAGATTCTGCTAAAAGAGTTTGCGGGTTCTTGATGCATCAGTCTAATAAAGAATTTATAGAAAATAAAGGAGAGCAAGCATCTGTTGAATCTGATTCGGAGCAAATTAAGCAAGATGTTGGGCCTGGTGGGCATGTGAGGGATCGGACCGGGCCAAGAGCGCAGCAAGGAGTTTGCGAAAAAGAAGAGAAGAATAAGTCTTTGTTTAAGTTGCTTAATCAAAAAAGGTGTTCACCTAAAAAAAAGTTCAAGGAGGAGAATATGGAAGAGGAAGATAAAGGTGGGCCTGGGAGCGGAAGAAAACCAGAAGGAGGAAGTTTATCTGTAGAAAGAAAACAGGATGCAATTAGAGAAGCAAAAGCTATGTTAAGAGATGGAAAATCAGCGGAAGGAACAATAAATTTGATATCACAGTCATATAATACAACTGAATCTGAAGCGCAAAGTATATTTGAATCTGCACATAATGATTTAAGAGAAGAAAAAAATAAGGTTTTTATTAAATTATTTAACCAAAAGCGTAAAGTTTAAATACTAACTATGTCAAAGACATAAATTAGTCTAAGAAATTCTGCAATAAAAAGAAACCCAAGTCAAAAAAAAAAAATTGTTTAGGGAGGTACCTAAAGTGGCAAAAAATAGAATAAAAAAACAAGATTCTGATTATGAGGAAGACCAGGAAGATAAGCCTGAAGAAGAAAAACAAGACGAAGAAACAAGGCTTGATTCTTTGGAAGAACAAATGGAAGAAATATCAGCAGGAGTAAAGAAGCTTTTGAAAAAACAGGAAGATGATGAGGAAGAGAAGAAGAAACAGGACGAGGACGAGGAAGAAAAAAAGAAACAAGAAGAAGACGAAGAGGAAAAGAAAAAACAAGACGAAGAAGAAGAAGAAAAAAAGAAACAAGAAGAAGATGAGGAAGAAAAGAAAAAAGATGTTGCTGCAACAGAAGTTGATCCAGCTCCGGAAGGCGGAGAAGTGAAGTTACCAAAATCAACAGGGGAAACAGACGAAACAGCACAGCCAGAAACAGACTCAACAGATCCAGTCGTAGAAAAAGCGGCCATTAAAGTTATGAAACAGTTAGAAGCGCAAGGCGTAATAGCCAAAACAACAACTCCACGCATAAAACACGAAGCAGAAATGACGAAATCAAAAAAAAGTAAAGATTTCTTAAGTGACATGAGGAAAAGAGTGCGTAGTGGAGAAATAAGCATAGCAGACATGAACAGAGAAATTAAAGAAGATCAAAAGAAGAGCTATGAAACAAACATTCGGAAACTTTTAGATACGGAGGTAGACTAATGACAACCGCAGAAATCATAAGGACAATTGAAGATATGGAAAAAATATATTACTCTGACTTAGGACAGCAATTCCTAAACGCAGATGACAGAATGAGCACAATGATTGCTAAAGCAGATGATCCCGTGCTAACAACCACAACAGGAGTATATAACGAGGTTTATGGTCAGCAAGGATGGATACAGCTGAACATGGAAGCTAACACATTCGGTATACTTCCAAAAATGCCATGGACAAGAAGTGGATGGAGAGTAATAACAGCACAAAGCGCATCTTCGCCGTATGGTGGAAGAGCAGAAACTGCGTCTTTACCTGAAACAGTAATGCCGACCTTCGCTGAAGTTTCAACGAAGCCAAAAATTAATGCGGTCACGTTCGAAGTAGGAGAAGTGCAAGAGTTCTTAGCAACAACTGGCGGAGACGACGCATTCGGAGCCATGGTAGATACGAGAACGTATATGGCGACGGAGCACAAAAAAGATATTAATGGAGCATTGAATCAGCAAAACGGAACTCCGGCAAGCAACAACTATTACAGCATAGACACTGTTATTGCGGATTATGATGAATTAGCTAATAACGAGAGTGATCAAGCAAGTCCATACACAACAAATGACTTAGACCTTTATGGATTAAACCGGGACGCAGATGTTACGTGGCAAAACAGTTATGTTAGCCAAACCGCAACATCAGGAACCATGAGGACCCTAACAGACAGCTTACTGCACTCATTGCTACAGAACACTTTATCTCAAGGCGCTAACTCAGAAGGACAAGTTGTGCAAACAGGATATAGTGGATGGAGCGCAATAAACCAGTTATTCGAGCCACAAGTAAGATACAACATGATAGGGTCAGCGAAAGTATCTCCAAGCATTAACGGAATAAAAGTTGTTGGAGAAACCGAAGTTGGACTGACTGTTGCGACGCTGTTCGGAAAACCAGTCATTTTATCATCAGACACAGTAGCTGAGACAAGCGGAGTAAGCAGAATTTACATGATGGACATAAGTAACCCAGAAGGGTTCGACTTGCCAAGGTTATGCTTTAAAGTAGCTAAGCCAACCCAGTATTTTGAGGCAGGAATGAATCAGGGAACGCCGTTCACAGTGGACAAGTTCAGCACTAAAGGAATGTATAGGACTATGGGAGAAACAATCTGCACCTTTTTCCGTGCACAAGGTAAGTTAAGGGATTTGTCTGGATAAGGATAAATCTTTAACCTTTTTTTTTTAGGAGGAAACAATGACAAAAATAAAGTTCATAGGGGCTGAATATAGAGAATATAAGGCGCCTTCAGGAAAACTATATACATTTACGCCAGGAAGATACAAAGACATTAAGGATGCTGGTGACGCGTTACACTTCTTAAACAGTTGTGGAGGCCAATTCTTCAAATCAGAGCAACCAATAGATAAAATAAGGAAGGTTTTGGAAGCTGCAGCTAAGAAACTTAAGATTAAGGAAGAGGTTAAGGAAGAGGAGCCTCCTGAAGAGACTGGGGCTTTGGAACCTACTAAGGCTGATTTGGAGAAGGCTGAGGGAGATATAAGTCCTATTGATGAAGCTGCAGGGCCTAAACCACAAAAAGCTGATACAAAAGTGGTTGTTGAGGCTAAAGATTTGAAGGCTCTTGTGAAAAGTGAGCAAATAACGATTATTAAACAAATTTTGGGAGAAGACACAAAGCTGCCAAGATACGAAAATGATAGGGTGGATTTGTTGCTTAACCTTCAGAAGGAAGGAAGGGACATATTTGGTTTAATACAAAAATTGGAGGAAGAATAATATGGCATTCACAACCACAATAATTGATCGCTTCATGCTTGGAAATCATGAGTGCGTTATTGGGAGTACAGCTAATGATTCAACAACTGGAGATGTAGTTACTGGGTTGACTAATGTGATTATGTTTATACCTGTGCCGTTAGGCGCTGCAGTTAAAGAAATGGCGGTTGACGAAGCTTTTCCGTTACAAGAAGGTGATGTGTCAATTGTGGCAGAGAATAATATAGATTTTGTTTGGATCGCGATAGGTAGATAAGAGGGATAAAAAATTGGTATATACAACCACAATAATTAAAAGGTTTGTTATTGGGCCTAAAAGGATAGTTATAGGGAGCACAGTTAATACTGGGTCAACTGGAGTAGTAGCTACTGGGCTGAATACTGTAGAAATTTTTTTCGGTGTTCCTTTGGATGATGCTGTTGGAGAAATAGGGGTTCATGAAACTTTTCCAACGAATGATGGGAACATAACTGTGTTTAATGATAGTGCAGAAAATTTTGGTTGGATAGCCATAGGACACTAAAAAAAATGAGGATCAAGTTTTCAACAATCATAATTTTTGCCGCTATTACTTTACTGTTAGCTTTATTGGTACAAGCAGTAAAAACAAATTCTTTAACAATTAATTCTCCAGAAACAGGAGTTTTTCAAGGAGGAGCTAACGGCACATTAACTATCGGATTTAACATTACTTATCTCGGATTACAATACTCTGATAATTATAGTGTGAAGTGTCATGGATATGTTGGGACAACAAACAATATAGCTTTACTTAGAGCAGGACTTAATAATAGTAGGATAGGGCCTAATCATATGAAATGGAATGATAGTATACCCAGCGGACAACTTCTTTATATGAACGAATCTTTCTTTCCAAAAAACACTTTATATTATTGGACTATTGTGTGCGAAAACGCGACTGATTTTGCTCCTGGAGACCCAACCTGGATAGCTTCTACTCCAAGAATAATTTATTATGAGAACTCAACACCAACTTATAACGTCACAGATATCACTTTTACTAATGATACCGTAAATAATAGATCCTCTTTCAGGATGGAAGTTGAGCCTCAAGACCTTTATACATGGGGGCATAATATGAATATCACGATCATAAATTCTTCAAGTGTCCCGGGAGTTTTTGGTATGGGCGTTATAGGGAATGGAACAAGAACAAACATAACTATAACTTTTCCTGATGGTAATTGGTCGTTTAGGGTGAATGTTTCTGATCCGGCAAAAAACTTTAATTATACTGATGGAAGATTTAATTATTTCTTATCAATAGACACAACTGTACCAGTCATAACTAATACTGTGACTGCGTCTATACCAAACGTAACTGTAGAGTATCCTTATGAAGGAGACGTGACTAATTCGAGTGTGGTGTGGCTTAACGTGACTTTTACGGAAAAAAACTTTGATAGCGTGCTGATTCTTGATTGGAACGGGACAAATCAAACATTGGATCTTGGTAATTGCACAAATTCTTCATTAAGTCAGTATAATTGCACGTGGAACATGACTGGGTTAACAAACTTTAAGGATTTGTATTACCGAATATATCTTAATGATTCTGCGGGTAACTTAGCGGCCACGGCTAAAAGAACTTTCTCAGTAGATAATGACATGATAGCTTTCATAAATCATAATTGGACAGTTACTGACAGTAATGTTGGTTATAATATATCTTTGATAGATCATAATCCTGAAATATGTTCATTAAGAGTTTATAATTATAATGCTTCAACGAGTTACACAACAATACTGCAAACAAGCACTACAGGAACAATCAGCACAATAAATGCTTCAATAATAGGGTATAATGCGAGTTCTAATTGTTCTGGGTCTATTACGGGAGCGCAAATAGTGAGAGAAGGAGAGTTCAGGTTAGAATATAATGTGACTGATGCTTTCGGAAACTCTAATGTGAGTAATCATACAGGGATAATGACTAAGTTATATGAGGGATGGAACCTCGTGACTTACTTAGATACGAACAGGACAGTGCAAGCTATATGTGGAGAAATAGGGTATTGTACGCACGTATCATCCTTTAATGGTAGTTGGCAAAACTTCACTACTTACTCTGTAAGCACGCCATCAGTGAATAATTATACATATATTAGGTCTGGGGACCCAATCATGGTATATACGTCAGCGGATTCATACCTAATAGTTAATGATCACGCACCAAACGCTGGGTGGGCAGCTGCTAATACTGCAGGGGCAAGTGTGAACGTCACAATAAATAATGTTGGTTGGAACCATGTGGGAATAATACAAAAAGCCAACATATCCTCATTCCTTAATGCCACATTAGGAGGAACACTCACAGGAAACTATACTTATGTATCATGGTATAATGCGAGCTCAGATACATACAACACGTGTAACAAAAAATATGATATTTGTACAGGAACAACCGTGAAACCAGAAAACTTTGTGTTAGAAAAAGGATATGGAATATTTATTTTAGTAACATCAGATCTTAATTATAGTATTAATCGTTCGGAGGTAAAGCAATGAAGGTACCAAAAATTTTAGCATTCCTATTAATATTTGTTTTTATGTCTGCTTCTGCAGCGGCATTCATAGGGTGGCCGTTACCAATAAATGGGGCGGTTACTGGAGAAGTTGTGGAAAGATTAACAATAGAAGTTAAGAATTCCAGGACAGACGTGATTATGTATACAAAAACTAATAGTGGCGGAGCATACCAAGTTGACTGGGCAAACAGTGATGATGAAGGAGGAGCAATTACGAAATACGTAAAAGGGGATGTTTTTACGATCAGAATAGTTGAGTGCGGCTCATCTTACTGCACACAAACCAAGGCCTATACTGGGCAGCCAGAAATCCATACAATATTTGATTTAAAAACTCAAGATATTCATTTAGCTTGTCCGCCATGCGATACGTGTCCGGTTTGTGAAAGTTGTGAAGATACTGATTGGGCTGATGTTGGAGTAACAGTAATAATTACTTTAGTCTTGTCTTTGATTGCTTTTATGGGAGGAGGACTAAAAATATATAAGAACAGGTTGGGAAAAGCTGTTCTGCAGCATAAACATCGAGGGATTCGTGGTTATCATGATCCGAATATTAGTCATAGGAATGAGTTATATAGACATAGAAGGTGGAGTGATGATCCAACTGGATGTATGAGTGATGTTAAAAATATAGAGGAACAAGGAGGAGTTTGATATGCCTGTAAATCCGCACCCGATAGAAGTTTTGGTCAATGATACTGATAATAGTACTGCTAAGGCTGATGTTAGGGTTTATGTTAGTAACGTGACTAAGAAGAGTGTGAGTTCTGATGTTTTGACTAATTCTTCTGGGGTGGCCCTTATCGATTTGGCGAATCTTAGTGTTACTACTGGACAAACAGCGCAGTATACTTTGGGAGATAAGGTGTTGATTATTGCGTATGATGGTCATAATCATGATGCTGAGCTTTATCCTGTTGTTGGGAATAGTCATGCTGTTACTTTGAACCTTAACCCGATTAGGCATATTAAGGCGGTAAGCGGAGTTAGGTACATTGAGACTATACAGGCCGTGATTGTTGCTAATACTGGCAGCACAGCTACTTATTCTGCTAAGGTTTATAATGTGAGTGATGGGTCTCTTTTGATGCATTTGGAGTGTCCTAAATCGGATTCGAAGCCGTTTTATTTTGGTTCTATTAAGGGAAGTGATGGTTTTGTTGTTGTTAGGGAAAGCACGGATTTAGTTGTCACGTTTATTTATAGGTAAGTTTATGTTCACTTATTAAAAGTGGAGCTTTCTTGCCTTTGTCCTTTTAAACCACCCCCTAATAAAGTGTTTAGGGATGGAGGCAAAAACTTTTTTTTTTTTAGAAAGGTTTATATATTACCTAAGATACATTTGATTTAGTAATTTTTTTTCGAGGAAGATATCAAATGGGGAGTTTGCAACCAAAAAAAATAGAAACAATAAAACAAAAAGAACCTTATTCTGAAAAACCTGTAAAGATAACAAAAAAAGAAGTGTTGCACGGTATAGATTCAACAATAGATTTCACACCAAAAAAAGATTTTAAAAGCATAGCTATTTGTGTTCCCATATACGGAACAATAAATGCTTCCTGGTTCATTTACTTCTTAAGATTCATTATGTTTAACTCAAAAAGGTTCACTTTACATTTACTAACTCAAGAACAACAACCAACAAGCGTATGCAGAAACGCCTTAATAGAACAAGCACTCGAAAAAAATGCGGATTACTTGTTGTTTATTGATTCAGATAATGTTCTGCCAGATAAAGCAATAATTGAAATGATTAAAACAATGGAAGAAACAGAAGCAGACCTCGTGACTGCGCTGTATTTATCTAAGGACCCACCACATTACCCAATACTAAGAAAGTATCGGTCAGGTGGTTTTTGGAAAATAGAGAACCCGCCTTTAGGACAAAAAATTGAGATAGATGGGTGCGGGCTTGGAAGCTCATTAATTAAGTTAAATGTTTTTAAGAAAATCAGTCCTCCCTGGTGCGTTTTTAGTCATGAGAAATGGGGAGAAAAAAATATTGTTTTAAGCGAAGACTTATACCTTTGCAGAAAAATGATGAAAGCAGGGCTTAAGATGGTTTGTGATACAGGAATATTCAGTGCGCACATGGGCGGTAATGTTGGCGTGATGGAGTATTTGAGTTATGATCCTATAAGGAAAAGCACCATGTTAGAGAGAGAACATGTTCTTACGGACATGATAGAGTTTTTGAGGGAGTCGCAGGAAGAAATTGATATGAAGATGATTGATTCAGATTTCCTTTTCTTACAAGAATGGAAAAATAAGAAGCCTGAGACAACTCAACAAATAACTGATTTTTGGAAAAATTCTGATATGTTTATATACCAAAATATTCAATGGCATTTCTCAGAAAGAAGGAAGTGGGATATGGAGTTGTTATCAGAGATCCAGAGATTCAGTAAACGTGTTAATAATAAGAACCTCAAAATTTTGGATTTTGGTTGTGGAACAGGACAAACAAGTATTATGTTTGCTGCTCTCGGATTTGATGTTACGTTGGCCGATTTGGATGGGAAAGCTTTGAAGTTTGCGGAGTACAGGTTCGCTAAGCATGGTTTAATTCATCATACATGGAAAATTGATAAGGAGGATGCTCCGCCATTAAATAAGTATGATGTCATTTTTGGTTTGGACGTGTTTGATTATATGCCTAATGAAACTTTTAAGGAAACCATAAAGAAGCTGATGATTCTTAAAACAAAAAATACTTATGTGGTTGTTACTCCTGGTTTGAAAAAAGAGATGAATGATTTTAAGGTGTTGGAGAGAAATAATGAAATGAATGAGATAGAGCAAGTTTTTATTAATAAGTATGTTCCTGAAGGGAACATAAACACGGCTCCGTATTGGGATCAGGTTTGGGGGAGTGAAGGATTAAATACGTGGAGACATTACACAAACAAGTTTGATTTAATCATAAAAAAAATAGATACGATTAAGGATAAGAAACTTAAGGTTTTGGATATAGGGTGTGGTGTTGGGGTTTTGCTTAAAAGAATAAAAAAAGAGTGCGGAATAAATGATTTGCATGGTTTAGATATTAGTGAAGTAGCAATAAATATCCTGACGGCAGAAAACCCTTCCATAGAGGGTTACGTGGCTAAGTTTCCTAAAAATAATCCTTTACAAAAAGAAAGCTTTGACATAATAATTGCTACGGAGTTCCCGGAACACATGACTGATGAGGAACTGCCAAAGATGTTTACAGAAATAAAAAGGCTGCTTAAAAAGGGGGGTTTGTTTATTTCCAGCACGCCAAACAACAACATGCCTAAAACTTTTTGTGCTGAGCACGAACAAGACTTCACGGAACAAAAATATAAGGAGTGGTTGGATAAGTATTTTGTTAATACAGAAATCATTAAAGCTGATTGTGACGGTTGGGAATTCTTGTTAACTTATTGTGAGAAAGCGTAAAGTTTAAATACTATAATAAATAATTAAAAAAAAGAGAAAAAATGAGTGTAAATTACGTAACTGTGATAAAAATTAGTTCATTCTTACATATGCCTACTCGGAGTTCTTCAACTAACCCAACAGAAACACAAGTAGAAGAAGTCATAAACCGAAAAGAGGACGAGTTAGATTATTCTACTGGACATGCTTGGAGAACCAGATATTCAAATACCTCAACAGGTCAGGACACAACAGCGAAGTATGAGATGTATGACATTATTTATCCTTACGAGTATCACTCCGGAAGACCTATTTATTTAGCGCATAGAAAAATAAAGAGTTTGGATGCGGAAGAAGGAGATGCTTTACAGTTCTGGAATGGAGCTGAATGGGAAGATTGGCTTGATACAAAAACGGAAGCGAGAGATGAAGATTTCTGGCTTGATTATGAAGACGGAATATTATTCTTAAGATCTTATAGGTCTGTGAAAAAGCCGAGAGGGATAAGGATTAAGTATAGGTATGGGGAAGAAACTGTGCCTCTCGAAATAGAAGATTTATGTATGAAGATGGTAGCGATTGATATATTGTCAGGGATGGATCCGAGAGCCGTGATTGTGCAGGAAGGCGGAGCAACCATGACTCATAGTCAGAGGATTGATGGTTGGCGTAAGGAAGTTGAGGATAAGATGATTAAGTACAAGGAGTTTCAAGTACCACTAAATATGCGATAAAACAACGAGGAGGATTGATTTATTTATGGATGAACAAAAACAAGGAGTAGTGCCAGAAAACAGGGCGCAAGGACAAAACGCGCAACAAATAAACATAGGGGTTTCTAAACTCGTATCAGACTTAATCAAGACAACTCTGGGCCCTAAAGGCATGGACAAAATGCTTGTTGATTCTATGGGGGACGTCACGGTCACGAATGATGGAGTCACGATTCTTAGAGAGATGGTTATGGAAAACCCAGTAGCAAAAATGATGGTAGAAATAGCCAAGACGCAGGAGAACGAGGTTGGGGATGGAACCACCACAGCAGTTGTGTTGGCAGGAGAACTCCTAACTAAAGCTTATGAGTTAATAAAGAAAAAAGTTCACCCAACAGTTATAGCTAAAGGTTTCAAGATAGCTGCTGATGAAGCTAACAAAATAATTGAAGAAAAAAGTCAAATAATAGATCCAGAAGATAAAGAGATGCTGCTAAAAATTGCTAAAACGGCCATGACTGGTAAGGGGGCTGAAGACCAAAAAAGTTTGTTAGCAGAAATAGTTGTCACGGCCCTGATGCAGATAGCTCAGAATAAAGAGTTTAATAAATCTGATTTGCGTATCGAAAAAAGGGTTGGGGGATCAATAAGTGATACACAAATAGTTGAAGGAATCGTTTTGGATAAAGAAAGAACTCATCCAAATATGCCTAAAAGGATAGATAACCCAAAAATAATGGTTTTTGACGGGGCGCTCGAAATAAAGACTTTGGACGCTGATGCAAGAATTGATATTAAGAGCCCGATGGATATGCAGCGTTTCCGGGATGAAGAAGCTCAAATGATAAAAGTTTTAATAGACCAAATAATACAAACTGACGTGAATGTTGTTATTTGCGGAAGGGGAACAGATGAAGCCGCCCTGCATTTCTTAGCAGAACAAGGCATTATGGCCATTAATCGTGTTGGTAAGGAAGACCGGGAGCAAATCAGTAAAGCTACTGGGGCCAAGATGGTCACAAAAATAGAGACCTTGACAAAGAAGGATTTGGGGGAGGCTGGAGTGGTTGAGGAAAGGTTTGTTGGGGATTCAAAAATGATATTTATTCAGGGCTGTGAAGAAGCTAAAAGCTTAACTGTGTTGGTTAGGGGTAGCACGGAACAAGTCACGGCCGAAATAGGGAGAGCATTAGATGACGCGATAGGGGGCGTTGTGACGGTTATTAAGGATAAACAGGTAGTAGGAGGTGCTGGGGCTGCAGAAATGGTTGTGGCAACAAAATTAAGGGCTTTCTCGAGCAAACTGAGCGGCAGGGTGCAATTAGCAGTTACTGCTTTTGCTGACGCGATCGAGACAATTCCCGAGATATTAGCAGAGAACGCTGGCCTTGACCCAATAGACATCATGACTGATTTGAGGGCTTCGAAGCTGAATTGGGCTGGTATTGATGTGTTTGAGGGAAAAATAGTTAATAGTTATGATGAGGGAATTATTGAGCCGTTAAGGATAAAGACGCAGGCTATTAGTGCAGCTACAGAGGTCGCTATCATGATTTTGAGGATTGATGATGTGTTGGTCGTGATGAAGAACCCGTCTGCTCCGCCTGACGCGGTTAGGCAACAAACATGAATCTAAAACTTGATTTAAAGATAGAATGGAAAATTTTTTGGCTAATAATAATTATAGCTATTTTGTTAGCTTACTTAATTTTTGCTTCGTTTGGAATACCACTGATAGAAACATATTATAATTGCAGTTGCCCAACCTCAACATTACTATACTGGGAAGTAAGTCAAGAAACAAAACAAGAAACAGAAAAGTGTTGTTATCCATCAAATTGTCCAGAAGCAAAAAATAATCCGCCAGACTGTAAATGTATTTATCCAATTGCGTGTGGGACACTTAAAGAACTTGGATTTAAGCAAAACATAATAAAACCGTAAAGTTTATAAACTAATTCTGCCAAGAAGCCTTATTAATTGCAAATAATTAGGCATTAAGAGCCAACCAATTCAAGTGAGTCAAGTCCCGATGGCGAATATGTCAGAAACAGAGACATATTACTATGCTCTGCGTATCTGCTTCTCGGAAAACTCACTAAAAAAAATACAAAAACAAAGTGGCATTTAACCCGCACCCTGTTGAAGTAGAAGTTCTTGATACAGACGGTTCTACGCCCAAATCAGGAGCAACTATGTATGTAAAAAACATCACGAAAGGCACAACGTCTTCAACAGAAACAACTAATGTTTCAGGAATCGCAATCACGGACTTAGCCAACCTATCAACAGGATACAGCATAGGGGACTCCGTCACAATAATAGCATATCACGGATCGAACTCGGTATCAAAAAATTTCACAGTAACAGGCACAGATTACTCAACATCAGTAACATTATTAACATTTGACACATCAGATCCGCTTGGAACAATGAAGACCTTGCTCGATGATAACTGGAACGAAATAAACACGGACAGCATCACACCAATAGTTGACAAAATAATTAATTTGAAAACAATAAACGCAGCAGACGCAGACTACGTTTTGCTTTATAGCGTGGATGAACCAATAGATCCTTTTGGTTTAGGAGCAACAGCTTGGTATTATAATCGGTTGTTATCTATAGATATCCGGACAGCTTACAAATTATCAGAAATAAGTGATATACGGGCTCACGCAATAAAGATGAAGGAAGAAGTCATGAGGATAATAAGAGCAAACATAACTGATCCTGACAGCGATCATCATCAGTTGTTGCCTGTGAGGATTAAAGATTTATCGGATCGCTCAATCGGAATCGGGCGTTTCGTTGTTGATGTTCGTCTACAAAAATGGGAGTGAAAAATGGTTAACAAAATGACAAAAGAAAGACTGATAGAAGAGATAAAGCTTCAGACCAGCTTGGTCGAGTTTTATAAGATGAAAGAAGAGATCCTTAAGTACTTGGAAGGAAAAAAAGACAGATATAAGAAAGAATAGGCACTTTTATAAAGTATAAAAAACCTAAAGAGAATCATTATGACAAAAAAATACGCAATAGGAAAATCTAAAGTATTAATGAACTGTGAAATATGTAACGAAGAATTTAATTATTATCCTTCTACATATAAACGTAGAAGAAGAAGATTTTGTTCAAAAAAGTGTGATAGTTTAGCTAAAAAAATAGAAAGAAAAGGAATAAAATTTTCAGAAGAACATAAAAAGAATTTAAGTTTGGCCTTAAAAAGAAATCCTGTGAAGTATTGGTTGGGAAAGAAGAGAAGTCCAGAAGATATTGAAAAATTTAGGAAATCTCATTTAGGAAAAAAACAATCTAAAGAAACAATAGAAAAAAGAGTTAGAAAGTGCAAAAAACATTATAATTGGCAAGGTGGTATAACACCTTTAACAAGAAAAAGAACACGGGGGATTTTTTGGAGACAAATTGCAGATAAAATAAGAGAGAGAGATAATAATAATTGTAGACTATGTGGATTTGAAGGAAATGGTAAAAAATTACCTGTTCATCACATTATCCCTTTCAAAATATCAAAAAATAATGATTTTAATAATCTTATTACTGTATGTCAATCATGTCATATGAAATTAGAACATGGTAGGCAAGATTGGACTGAATATTTTAAAAACAATATGGAGTGATAAAAATGAAAATAAAACAAAAAATAAATAATAAACAATCAAGGAGAGGTGATTAAAATTACAAATCCATGTGCGCTCAGCTGGGTTTCGTACGGGTGGGAGGAGACGACGTATGGAACTGCGTCTGCTTCTGTTGATAAGCCGTTTGGGAGAGGAGTTAAGTTAAGTACTGTTACGAGAAGGAATAATATTGAGAAGATTTATGCTATGGGGTATCGGAATGCTCAGAAGCTTATTCCGAAAACTTTTGAGGGTGCTGTGTCTGCGGAGTTTGTGTTGGCTAATCCGTGGTTTTTTGCTGGGGTGTTGGGTTCTGAGAGTAGTTCTGGGAGTGGGCCTTATGCTCATGTTTTTTCTGAGGCGGATGCCGTGACGAGTATAACTATTTCTAATAATTTGGGGATGGTTGCGGATGCAGAGGTTGATATGCGTGGGGCTAAAATGAATACTTGTACCATCACGAGTGCAGTTAATGAGTTAGTGAGGGTTAGGCTTGATATGCCTTATAGTTATGAGACTTTCAGTACTACCACGAGTAGTAAGATTGCTGAGACTGAGGATGTGTTTAGTTTTGCGCATGGAACTTTAGAGATGCCTAATAGCACGACTTTGAGTTTGGTGCAAAATTTTGAGTGCACAATTAATAATAATGTGGAGATGTTGTATGGTGAGGGTAGTCGTTTTGCTCAGGCTGCGCCTGTGAAGAATCGGGAGTATACTGGGAGTATTAGTATGGCTTTGCAGCAAAGTACTGATATTTTGCAGGATTTTTAGGGTGCCGCTGCTGGGCCGTTGGCTGCTGGGCCTGCTGAGACTGCCACTATGGAGTTGACTTTTACTAATGGTTTAGCAGGGACTAATACGAGGAGTATTTTGTTGTTGTGGACTGGTGTGCAGTTGGATGAGGAGAGTATGCCGCAGGACCCGACAGCATTGATTATGGAGGATGTGTCTGTGAGTATGAGGAGCTTAGAAATTACTTGTGTGAATAATACTCAAACCGCCCCCTGACAGCGATAAGTATTTAAAGGAGTGCTCCATAAACCTTTGTTTGGTGATGGTTTATGGCATTCAAGAAAGGACATGAAGCATGGAATAAAGGAAAAAAAGGCATTCAAATACCATGGAATAAAGGTAAGAAATATGAACAAATTGCTGGAGAAAAGCATTGGAATTGGAAAGGAGGAGTAAGTAATTTATGGTGTGAAAAACAAGCTGAGAAATTACCACAAAAGTGTGTTGTGTGTGGAGGCACAGAACGGCTTGAAATTCATCATAAGGATGGAAACAGAAAAAATAATTTGTTAGAAAATTTGGAATTGAGATGCAGAGATCATCATGAAAAAGTACACGAACATAAAGCAACAAGCGGTTCATGGAAGAAAGGACATGAGCCATGGAATAAGGGAGTAAAAGGAGTGATAAAATCCAATGAAGGAAGTTTCAAAAGAGGTATGGTTCCTTGGTGGAAAAAGCAAGGATACAAATCAGCGAAAGAAGCGATTATTGTTAAAAGAGGATATTTCAAAAGAAAATAGGAGGAACAGGAAATGTCAGAAAAAGAAAGTTTAGGAGAGAGAACGATAGAAGTTGACGTGAATGGTAAGCATAGGAAGGTTAGGGTTAAGGATGTGTTGATTGATTGGAACAACAAAAAGGAGGTAGTGATTATTAAGAAGTTGTCTTATGGAGAAAAAGCGGACTTGATAGAGAGCTATAGTAATATACAAATGATAGGGACAATACCTCAACCACGTTTTAGCTATAAAGACATGGTTATGAATACCATGATGAGGTGCTTACATGAAGCGCCGTTCCCAATAGACCATGACTATATTTATCATGAGTTGGATCCGGATGTTGGAGAACGACTTTATAAGGAAATAGATGCTTTTAATAAATTGAGGGAGGAACAAAAAAAAAAATTGGTTACGCAATCAAGCACGGAAGCGACGACCAAGAAATAAATAAGGCCCTGACATATTTTGTGTTGCAGCACCAGTTAGGTATGAGTAAGGACCAAGTCGATGATATGGATTCGACACTTGTAGATTTTTATTTGGAGGCGTTAAAGAAGGTTAAGGAGCCGAGAAGGAAAGAAATTAATGAGTTGAACACAATTTTTTGAGAGGACAAAAACATGGCCGATAATGAGTATGGATTAAAGGTTTGGATTGAGTTAGCTGTTAAGAACTTGAAGGAGAAGCAGAAGGAGATTCAGGATAAGTTAGGTGGGGTTAAGACTGTTGCTTCGAAGGTTCCTGGGGGAGCAGCCCTTATGGGAATAGGGACTGCTGCTGGAGCTGCCGCAATAGTTGTGGGTCTTCTTAAAGTTATTAGTAATAGTATTAATAAGATGCTTGATAAAATGATGGAAGCCAGCGCAGAATTTAAGGGAAGTAGGGAGTTGATGGAGAAGATGTGGAATTTGGCTTTGCGGCCTATGGGAACAATCATGACTATGTTGATGAAGCCTTATTTGATTGTTGCCATGAAGTGGATGAGGGAGCAAATCCCGAAGATGCATGCCGTTATAGCGAGGGCTGGGGGGCCAGAAAATATGACACAGGAAGACTTGGATAAGTTGAGTGAGGTTATGAAAGAGACCGCGTCAGGGTTAGGTTTTGTTTTTCAACAAATGGATTTGTTGATAAAGCCGATTGCTGCGGATATTGCTGGTTTTATGTCGTCGTTGAATATTATGTTTAATACGTGGTTTGTTGGGGTTGGTGAGTGGATTACAGGTTTTATTTCAGGAATTAAAGAAAATACTGAAGGAATTCCTAAAGAGTTTGCGGATTGGTTAACGAAAGCTGTGCTTACTAATGAAGTTGGTTATACTCAAGCTACTTTGAGGATGATGGAGACGATAGCTGATATTAATGAGGAAACAGCTAATGTGAGAGGAAGAAAGCAAATAAAGGC